AAGTTTTCCGTCATCGTGATATGCCTTGCTAATTTCCATTATAGAAGATTTACGGTTCTCAATCATACAATCAATTATCTCCCCAAAACATGTTCCTCTATCAGCTTTTTCGCTATCGAAAGGTACTCTATTTATCCTATCAATAAGAGATTGGAATTGTTTTTCTCTGAACTCATCTTCATCGCATGGAGGATTGTCAGAAAAAGCATAATATTTTTGATATATCTTATCACTATCTATATAATTTTGATAAGAATCTAACAATGTTGGGTATAGTTTGTAAGATATTTTACTCATTCTCATATCTCCATTTGTAACCACCTGCTGTAAGATGGCTTTTTCTACCTATACAGCAACTGATAATATTAGCATTATTAATACCCGTTTGTCTTTCAGCCTCTTTAGCACTTTCAAATGTATTTATTGATGTACCATCCTCTCGGCACTGAACAACGGCTTTTGACATCTTCGGGTGATTTATTTTCTTTTTGCTAAACCGTTCGTTTCGTGTTCCGTAATTAGCATTATATCTCCATGTACACCATTCCAAGTTAGAAACTGAATTATTGCTTTTAACTTCGTCTTTATGATTTACACATGGAAAATTTTGCGGATTAGGGATAAACGTTTCAGCGACAAGTCTATGAAGAGATTTATATTCAACTTGTTGTTGTTTCCATAGTGATATTCGTAAATATCCACTCCATATTTTATTAGGCTTAATTATCTTTCCTATTATCTTTCTAAAATTACCATACCTGCTTTTAATAAGCCTATCTAAAGAGCGAACTCTACCAAGGGTACATACTTGATAGAGTCCTTCATAACCTTGAATGTCTTTCCAAATCTCATTAGGCTGCTGCATCTGAGTAGATTTTAGTTTCCTTATTGAATACCAGTCCCAAAGCCTTTACCTTTGCAGCAAACAAGCTTCTCGCTTTCATCAAAGAACTACCAACGTGTTCAAATTCATTAATATGAGAGGCGAACTCATTGGCAGACTTGGCATCAGTTATAAACTCAATACTTTCTTTGATTTCCTCTATCACCTTATCATACTGTTCCTGTGCCTCTTTCTTGGCTGCAAGCATACCCAAATACGAATTGATTATTCTGGTAGTGATAAAGTCGTTTTTGGCAGTCGGATTGCCATTCTTATCAAGAATGGTAGGAACCTCCATTACTGAAGGAAGATTGCAGGTATTCTTACCGTCATTTCTTGAAGTTGGGTCGAAAGTAATAGTACGTCTTTGCACGCCTCTTTCGCTTTTCATTTCGAGATAACCGAGCAAATCCAGTTCAGTAACGATGGAGTTGTAGGATTTCTCACGTAAAGCAGGAATGAATACCGTATCATCACCTTCTTTTCTTGTGTCCCGATGGGCAACGAAAATAATATGCTTGTTCAGACTTGAGAGTGTTCTTGTCATCCAAGAAAATTCAGCATTGATACCACTCCAATCCCTGATAGACGGTTGGCGGCTACCACATTTATAAGTAATGATGAAATCCATCATCTTACCGATAGTATCAACTACAATGGTCTGATAAGCAGACAAATCCTCCTGCAAGACCTGTTGAACATCACTCCATGAAGTGACCTGTACGGTATCTACGTTTTCCAAATGCACCATATTCATACGCTTAACGCCATTATCGAAATCCAATAACAAAGGTTTCGGTGCGCTCAATGCCACAGTTGATTTTCCCATACCAGCCTGGCCGTAGATCATCATTTTCACTGTGGTAGGGATTACTAATTCATTTGATTTTTTGATAAGACTCATAATCGTAAAATTTAAAGGGTTAATTTATATTCTCTGTTCTTTAGAATCAATAGCATAAAGAAGCACATCACAAGCATTGATAGCATAAGGAGACATTTTCGTGGTTCCGGTCTTTTTTGCCCGTATTTTCTTCTCCGCTATCAGCTTTTCAAGTCTGTAACGACCGCCTACAAACTCTTTTGCTTGCTCTTTATTGAGAGAAACTCTGCTACCTATTCGATAGAGAGTATTCAGCTTAGTTTCTGCATTCATTCTGACCTCCTTATTCTTTCAATTCGTTCAACCTTTGCTTCTCTTCCTCTTCTCATCTCGCTTTGTTCGTGGTAAAGCGATAGTGAGAATACACATAATAGAAAACAGGAAATAGAAGCCCTAACTATTGGTGATAAGTCTAAGGTAAACTTAACACGATTAAGTCTTTCCATCATTTTAATGGATAACTCACTTCTGTTTCTTACCTGTAGCTTTTCATATATGCTCTGCATGTGATTTCTAATAGTGGCAGAGGAACGAAAAAGAAGATTAGCGACCTCCTTCACCTCTAACCCGCCACCATACAATTGAGCAATTTCATTTTCTCTATCAGATAGCTCTGTAAATACTCTATCCATAATCGTGTAAGATTAGATACTATTTCTGCATATTATTTATAATATACATTGATCCGGTGTACTTGTTTTTAGAGATTGTGTATGCCGGCTTGCCGCCTGGAACAACAACACCTTTATCTCTCAATTCTTTGCTAATTACATGGGCTTGTTGTCTGTAGCCTGTAACATCAACTTCTGATAGCGGGATAATCTTTTGTTTGCCCGGCTTTACTTTTAAAATCGTTTCTCTGATTGTTGCCATAAGATTAAAAATTAAATTAATGATTGGCGGGTGGTAGAGGAATCGAACCTCTCTCAATCGTGATAATTTGTTGCACAACATGAAGCTCTAACCGATAAGCTAACCACCCAAATAAAAAAGGTGTGCTATCTTCACAGACGGCACACCCAGTACAAACACAAAATAAAACACGACAAAAACTACTATATTTTTCAGAATCCGCCCGGCTGGTTTCCCTTACTCACAGTACTGGTTTATTGCAGGAACCTTATGCCGGATTGTCGGTCTACCTTTTTGCGGATCTCTGTTATTCACGTAATTCTGTGTAGGTGATTCTGACAAAAGCAAAACAACCAACACATATAATACCCATGATAATAACAGAGATGGCTTTTATTGGGCTGTGGGTTGTGATTGCCCCATAAAACATAATTATAGCGCATAAGGCTAAAAGTATGGCTAAAATCAACTGGATTATTTTCATAATTGTAAAATTTGAAAGTTTGTTCCCCTGAACCAATTCGATTGGCAACATCACGTTATAATCAGGGGATTTTCTTAACTTTGAGATGTCAAATCTAAAAATTAAGAAATATGAAACAGTTTATTGAAATTCCCCAAGGGGAAGAGATTGTATTGATTAATGTAAATCACATTTCAGCCATTGAGACTGTCACATTCGGAGAAAAGCAACTATGTAAAATTTATGTATCTACTCCCCATCAGCGGGATGGTTGGGTTGCTGAGACTGGATGCCTAATAATCCAATCCAAGTTTTCACTCTCTCATCTTCGCCAGCTGATAGAAGAAGCTCTTTAGAGGTCTTACCGTCAAGGATGAACTCTACCCAGGCTTGAACAGCTTGGGTAGTTGAGTGTGTACCTACTTTCAACAGAAGTTCTTTACGTAACTTCTGCTCTTTCCTTTTTCTGAAATACTGAAGTATTCTTTTAATCATCACTATATATTTTAAACTTCAACCGTTTTTATTGCCTGTAAAGCCCCCTTTTCATTTCTTATAATTACCGTTATATCCTGCTTCGGTATGGTAGCTCCGTATTTTTTTATTGACTTACGGGCTTCTTCTATCCCCTTACTTATTTCAGACAAAATTTTATCCATTAATTCTTTTTCCATAATTTACTGAATTTAAATTAGTGCCTGTACCCTAATCGAATAGTAGAACCTTATTTCAGTTCAGTACAGGCTATATTTAGACCTTTCAGCGATACTTGTGCCTAACCAAGCATACTTACCACGCTAAAGACATTTTGGCGTGCTGAAAGTAAGTTCATTTCAATTATATAGCCTACCACCGTTCACCGCATCCCTGCTATGGTGGCTTCTATATCTCATTATCTTTGGTTGACCTTAACGGCTTATGAATTACACCGTAAAGGCTTTTACAATATGTCAAAGAGCTTAATCAATAGTGCCCGTGTAGAATATTCTCTACGTCTGCACGGGCTGTCGTGCTCGTATAATCATGTAAGATTCTACGCGTATCTGCTTAAACCTTGAATCAGACAGAGGGCATCATAATCCATGTCGTTATCTTCACCTGTGTCCGGTCCTGAAAGGATGGCTTCATAGGTATCAATTTCTTCTTCGATAACTTCTATGATGTCAGCCTTGCAATCTACATTGTAAACTCTGCGGGCTGTTTCTTCATCCATATTCTGAGCATTGTCCAGGTCTCTGTATAAGGCATTCAAGCCTTGTTCAATCTCATAACGTGTCATAATCATGCAATTTTGATAAGGTTGGCTTTCTTGAAACATCTGAACTCACCGCGTTCTGTATCGAAATAGGTTTGAATCGTATCGTTCTTTGCTCTTTTATCAGTACCAGTTACTGCCGGCATGTATTTTTCGCAAAGTGTGCCGTAAGCTTCTCTCATTGTGCCATCTACTTTCTGAAAATAGAACTTCACAATCTTGCTTTTCATTTGAACTTTCAACTTCATATTTGTCCATGCGCATTTCAGTGCTTCGCTCATAGAGAAACCGTTTCTCTTTACAAAAGACCATGCTAAACTCATGACCTCTTTCATTTGATTTTTAAAATTCGTGCTCATAATCGTGTATTTTAATGCATTTATACTATTGTATATGACCTTAAAAATGTCTTTCTTTGCAAAAGTGATTAGGTTATCACTGTTTGATGATGCAAATATACAGAATTATTTCGGCAAACAGATATTTGCACCGAAATAATTCTGCATCAAAACATTATTTAACTATTTGGACGGTTTATACCTTATTATACAGAGCATGGAATGGAACAGAAGAAAGTTAGAATCCTCAATAGTTGTTTTAGAGAGGTTGAGAGAGGATAAAACGATATACGATACAGAAGGAATAAAAATCGCCGGTGCATATTGGGAACCGATTAAGAGAGAGATAAAGGAACGATGTGCGTCCAATTTATCAAGAGGTGGAGTTGGGAAAAATGATGAAAAGTATGACGGGTGTATTCAAATACTGTTTCCTAACCAGATAGAACCTCTACTCGCGGAGTGCAAGGATAGGCTGGATGTGATAAAAAGAGAGGAATATGATAGAGAATTGGATAACAAGAGCAAATTTGCTGTAATTAAAGCAAATAGGATTGCAAAATGTGCTATCGTAATATCTGTATTAGCTGCAACAGGATTGCCACAATACTTATTGCAATGGCTATATAAGATGTTCTTAGAGCTTGTTTGCTTGTTATCAAACTAAGCCTTATAGAACACTCGTTTATAATTTCTTGTAGTATCGCTCTGTCCTTTTTAGGTTCTGTCATTTTAAGACCGCCATCTTTTGTTTCTTGTATCATAATAATAAAGCAAAGCGACCAACTCCAAAGTTGCGGTTTGAAGTTTAAGTCGCCTATATAGTCCCTTACGGGAACAGTTAAACAAATTAGTCGAAATCATCCGCAGCTTGATTTTGATGCAAATATACAGAAAAAATTCGGCATGAAAAACGAAAGTGAAATCAAAATACGAATAAAAGAGTTTTTGGCTTATTTAAAAATAGGGCAAAAAGCATTTGAACAGAAATGTGGGTTGGGAAACTCAACCATTAATAACATAAAAGATGGTATTAGTACCCCCAATCTACAAAAAATAATGTCTGCATATCCAGAACTTAATATCTATTGGCTTATTGCAGGAAATGGAAACATGCTTAATTCAGACCCACAAATAACAAATACGCCAATATCTAACAAAGATATTAAAATCCTCGATATACGCGTATCTGCCGGCCATGGAGTTGGTTTTGATGGACATGAAAACAAAATATTAGGATACGTCAATATACCAAACTTTTCTGGATGCTACGGAGTGACTGTGTATGGAGATTCTATGTATGACAAATACAGTTCTGGGGATATTGTATTTGTTAGAGAGATAAAAGATAAGAGAGAAATTGAAGGGGGACAATCTTATGTAGTAATAACAAATGAAGATCGGTATTTAAAAATGATCTATATTGAAGATGGAAAATTGAAATTGGTTTCATATAACAATGCTATCAATCCTGATGGTAGAAGAAAGTATCCTGATATGTTGATAGAGGGGGAGCAAATTAAATTTTTGTATAAAGTTGTAGGAAGGTTAGAAAGAACGCAAATGTAATTCATTGCAAATACTATGAAGTTTAATCAATACCCATCAGAATGTTAACCTTTTATTAATAAAACTATGCCAAACACTCTACAAGAAAGTATGGAAGATGTTAGTTTTGCTTATATGCAAGCCCTTTGTGCATATAATGGATATACTTTATCAAAAGCAGAACGAGACAATGATGGTGTAGATGCTACAATCAAGTGTAAAGGGTATCCATGTAACCCTTCAGACTGTAGAAGGCGTTCCCCAATCATTGATATTCAATTAAAAGCCTCATACGTAAAACTTAAGGAAAAGAAAAATGGGGATTATTCCTTCATACTCGAAGCAAAAAATTACAATAATTTGGTTATGAACGATAGAATGACTCCAATAATATTAGTAGTTTTGCACATGGATAAAGATAGGAAGAAATGGGTAAAACATTCAAAATCGGCTCTTAAAGTAACTAAATGCGCTTATTGGGTAAGTCTCAAAAATAATCAGCCTACGAACAATGGAAGTAGTATAACCGTTGTAATACCCAAGCAAAATATTCTATCTTGTGAATGTCTTAAGAAATTAATGATAAAAGTGGCAAAGGAGGAAGAGTTATGAAAGACTTAAAAAAAGCTATAGATCTCATTACAGTAGAAAAGCTAGAAAAAGTCCTTTCTTTTTTAAAATGGCGCGAATTGGATGTTTTGATGAATGGAAGAGTGCGTCAATTTGTATCTCCCGACGATGAATATGTAGCGCTAATACCACTTGTTAAAGAGTTTTCTGATTACTATAGAGTACTAGGAGAAACCTTGCAATCCATTGCGTCTTTTGAGAACAGGGCTATAGAAGCATTGGTTAATAGGATATTAAATCCATCGTATGATATTCAAAAATGGCGCATAGCTAATAGTTATACTTCTGATGGGAAAATACCCTTCTTTAGCATGACAGATACTATAGAAAAAATAAAAGATGTTTTAGCTACAACTTATTTAGATACTTTAAATCCTACAAGATTTCACAAAAAAGTCTATACAATGGATGTTAACAAGAATATTTCAGAATATTCTTTTGGACAAACAGAAATAGGTAGCTATATCCTAAATATATTATGTCCTCTTGGAGATTATCAATATACAATTTTTAATCCAACAGAACAGGATATTCCATTAAACCGAAAAATAAATATGCGGTTACTGTCTTCAATCAATAATATTCAAAAAGACTTAGGAAATAGTGATACTAACAAAGTCGATGAAGATGTCGACAAAGGATTGTATAGTGTTAATTTTCTTGATTCATTAGTAGATATTTATGATGAGACCAAAGATACAGAGATGAATATAATTGTCGACTGGTGTAAAGATGTTAGATTTGTAAAAGAAGCTCCGGTATCCTCTATCAAATTAGAACCTATTTTTATGGAAAAAGTTAATTTTATAGCTGATAAATATAGGCCTAAAAAAGAAGAAAATGTTCAAAAAACATATTATGGAAAAATCGAAAGTATTACGGCTAATCCAGAAGTAGAGAATAGGGAATATGTTCAAATCAAAATTGTTACCATTGGAGATGACAATAAGAAGCTTAACATACAATCAAGATTGAATTATAATGCTTTTTACTC